TTCTTCCGCAATTTGTGCATTTTGCAGTGAATGCCCCTTTGCGTGTTTGCCTTAATTCTCCACCACATTCACAAGCAACATCTATGCACCGTTTTTTCATAAATTCGTCTATTTGAGAAGGTGCGTATTGCCTCTTCTTTTTTACAGGGGGTTTAAATCCCAATAAACGCATTGTTTGTTTGTATTCATTTTCTATCCATTTCCCATCTGACTCTAAATGACATCCATCGCCCATTAAGTCCCCCAATTTTATCAGCCTTTCATACAGATAGGCTTTATCATCATTCATCATTCATCGTTCCCCCTCTTCAGTCGCTCCTCCGATATTTCTTTGATAATTTCATCTACAGACTCCTCAAAGGCTTTTGTTATAAGTCTCTCAAACAGCCTCTCAGCTCTTCGCTTTGCAAAATACTTTGTTAATGTATGTCCTGCAACACTTCCGACGATTACTGCTAATACTGTTACGATTCCATATGCTAATATCATTGTTTTACCTCTCTTTATTCTTCAAAATCTCGTTATTTCTCTGCGTCTTCTTGTAGCACCATATACAGAGGTTTACTTCCTTGTTGCCAATTACTGCACTGTACTTGCCGTACTCGTTTATTCGTTTCCCACATAGTTCGCACTTCATTTGCTACACCTCTCTAGCAAACGTATTGCACTTTGGGTTATATCTGACTCATCTGTAAGAACATTAACAGGTTCGTGTCGTTCTAAATTATCTACCCTTAGTGTCTCTAACATTTTTTCATACTCCGTCTCTGTTAAAGACTTCTCTACATCAATGTTTATTGAGTATATGTCGTCTATTCGCTTGATATAGATGTCTTTATGGTCTGTATAGACTATGAATGTGTTATCCCATATTCCATTAACAATCTCGTCTATTGCCCCCTCATCTAAATAAATAATGTGATTGCATCCATCTTTAAATTTCACGCGTGCCTTAAAAACAATTACCTCGTCATTGAATTTTTCGACATTCATATTCTTACTCCTCTCAGCTTCCTTGTGATTCTGTCACAAGCCTTTATTGCGTCTTCCCACGCACTGCTTATATCCTCAAGTTCTTCCATCATTCTATTTAAGTGCTTCACCTTTGCTTCTGACCACGATTTAAGCTTTGCAAGGTCTCCCTCTAACTCTTCTCGGTCATCGTCTTCGCCTAACAGGTAGGATAAGCTACAATCAAGCACTTCGCACAGTTCTGCAAGTATGCTTGTTGTAGGGTACTTTGTTCCATTCTCGATTCCTGATAGTGTCGCTTGTGACACTCCACAATAACTTCTAACTTCTAGTTGCGTAAGCGATTTCTTTATCCTTGCTTCTTTGATTCGTTCGCCTATCATTGCCTTATCGTATTTCATTACCTCTCCCCTCTATGAGTTACATTCAGTTTCCTTGCTAACTCAGCTACATCAATTCCACATAATGCTTTAGTGTCTCGTACAAATTCGTTTACTGTCGCTCTGTGGTCTACTGTCTCCTCCAGCAAAGCTATGTACGATTCGCAAAACTCATCTAGCTTCGCTTTGTCAAAGTCATACACCATAAAGAGCGTACGTACCATAATTGCAAAATTTAGCTGATTCGCCATTTCCGTTACTCGCTCTATGAGTTCCTCTCTTTCAGAGCGACTAAGCTTTGGTTTCTTTGCTCTTGGAACGCTCATTGCTAACCCTCTTTCTTAATGCTATATCTGTGATTCTCCTTGAATGTTCTTTAGGTTTCTTCGCTATTTGTTTCATTACTGCTCCTTTGCCTTAACTTTCTTTGCGTGCTTTATTGCAACATACTTTCCGTAAGAGATTCCTAGCATTCTCGCTTTTGCTATCTTTTCGTCGAGTGATAGCTTCCTAACCTCTTTTTCTTTCTTTTCGTCTTGTTTTTTCTTTGTTGCCTTTTTCGATGTCCTCCTTGCTCTTTCTAAAAAGCATTCGTGCGAGCATACTTTTTGCCTTGCCGTTTGGGAATAAAATTCGCTCCCACATATCTCACATTCTTTAACAGATAGGCTCGGTATTATGTCAACCATTTCAGCTATCACTTCAGGCTTAAATCGTCTTATCTGTTCATCGGTTTTTGACTTCTCGATTAAGTACCTTTCGTCGGTCTCGGTAGAGACGACCACAATTCCTTGTTGGGTCGTCTCATACTCGATATAATCAAACATTTCGCTATAGTAAATCATTGCGATACCTCGTTTAGAACGGCACGGCTTCATCTAGGGTCTTAAAGTCGTCTATGCTTTCCTGTGATTCGCTTTCTGCGTGGTTTTCTGTGCGATTCTCAGTGTCTCCCCATTCTAGGAACTCGACCCTCTCAGCGATTACATCGGTTGTATATACCTTGCTTCCGTCGGACTTCTCATAGCTTCCAGTCTGCAATCTGCCTTGTATTCCTACTAGTCGCCCTTTAGCTAGGTATTTCTCGCAGTTCTCAGCTTGCTTTCCGAAAACGATTATGCTTGGGAAATCAGCTTTCTTCTCGCCATCTTTTGTCGGTCTGCTAATGGCGATAGAAAATCTTGCTACTGCCGTTTGGCTTGGTGTATATCTTAGTTCTACTTCCCTTGTCGTTCTGCCGATTAGTGTTACGTTATTCATCTTTAAATCTCCTTTATCGTTAGGTCTTGATACCTTTTTTCAAATAACTTTTGCTTTAGCTTGTAAACATCTGTTTTTATCCCCTTGACATCCTCTATGATTAGCTTTCCGTCTTGCTCGTACATAAAGTCGGCTACATACTCAATCTTGCGATATGCTTTTCCGTTCTTCCTAAACCCCTCTTGCAGTAAGAATCTAGGCTGAAGCATTAATTTTTCAATCTCTCCCTTGCCCTCTAATGCCTTTAAAACGATGTATCTTTTAGCTTCTTTCTTGGAATCAAACTTAATTCCGTCAATCTCTGTTTTCTTTGCTCTGTATTTCGACAAATTTTATCGCCCCCTTTGTTTAAGGCTTTATTTTCCGTTTTAAGCGATTTTTATTTTTAAACGATAATTCTATCGCTTGATAGGTTATCCTCGCTCTGAGCGATTAAAACCTTGCTCAAAACGATATCGTATAACCTATATTTGATTGCTATATGCTTTTGAGATTCTTTAGAACCTCTTTTGCCATTTCGTGATGTCGTTTTTTGTCCTCTTCAGTCAGTGGCTTTTCTCTTGCCTCCGACTTCCCCCTTTTAGGCTCAGCCTTTCGTTTCTCCCACTCATCATTCCTGGCAAAGGTAAGACATGCTGCGTAGTGATTTTTTCGTGTGTGTTCCGTCAGCCATATACTCACCTTGTCGATTAATTGATCTACACGCATGTACTTTGATGTCAGCCTTGCATACTCATCATCTGTCAGAAATACGTTTGAAAATTCACCATAAGGGTGTGTGTTTTCTCTTTCGCCCTCGCCCTTAATAGAGTTATTCATATACACACACTTATTAGATATATCTTCTTTATATTTCTTATCATTCTTAAGGTGTGGTTGATTGCTGGTTGATTTGTTGGTTGATTTGTTGGTTGATGTTTCGTTTTCGAATTGATATGATGACCAATTTTCAATGGTTACAAGCGAAAATTTGTTGGTTGATTTGATGGTTATTTCGTTGGTTAATACCAATTTGTTCAAAGCAGTCCTAACTTGTTGCCTTGATAAGCCTGTATTTACAGCCAATGCGTTCGTTCCGACTATGGTTTGTCCAGGAAGAACTTCTATGCCTTGATAGACATTTTTCTTAAAATTCGCAGTCAATAACAAGTGAAGAAATACCACTTTGACATTTACGTCCGTGTACCATTCCCAATCGACTAATTTTCTATGAAGTTTTATGTAGCCATTCAGCTTGTTGTTCATTTTGCTCATATCTCTTAATCTCGACTATCACTCTTGGTCTTTGTGTTGTATAAAATTTCAGTATGTGCAAATCTATGATTTGCGTATCGTCTTTGTAGGCTACTTCATTCAGTGCATCACACACGACTTTTGCGATATTGTCAGCATCCGGTTTTTTCGTCGGATAAAGTAGTCCGTTCTCTATGTCTGCCCTTTGCTTTTTCGTAAAGCTCTTAGGAATTTCAAAGAGTGCCACGATTTTCATCGCCAACGGCTCCTTATTGAACCAAAATTCGCTGCTTTCAGTCGCCTTATAGCATTCCTTGATGTAATTCTCATAAAGCACTGTATTTGTCGGTGTGACGCTCTGAGAACGCCCTAGACGATGGTTATAGAACGTTCTCGCTCTAGCTTTGCCTTGTGGTTTTCCCCACATTTCGAAAACTATCATATTGCGTCCTCACTAAATGCCTAGAATGGCACATCCTCGTCTAATGCTTGGAAGTTGTCTGGAACATCATCAGCACTAAAGCTATTTGTCTGTGCTCCACTATTTGCTGGTCCGTTGCTCTGTGGTCTATCTCCCCACTCTAGGAACTCAACACGATTAGCTAGCACATCAGTGGTGTACACTCGCTTTCCGTCTTTGTCCTCATAGCTACCAGTTTGTATGCTACCCTGTACTGCTACCATTCTTCCTTTAGCAAGGTACTTCTCGCAGTTTTCTGCCGTCTTCCCAAAGGCTTTTATCCTCGGGAAGTCGGTTTCTTTTTCTTTATCAGCCTTTGTCGGTCTGTCTATCGCAAGTGTAAATGTTGCGACTGCCATCTGTGAGGTGGTATATCTTAGCTCGGGGTCTCTTGTGAGCCTTCCGATTAGTATCACATTATTCATTGTCTTTCCTCGCTTTCCTTACTAGTTGAAGAGGGTGTCAGCAATGTCGCTGTCTTCTGTTGGTACGATTGGTTCGGTTGCTGGAACTTCTTCAAGTACTTCCTCAGCCTCTACTTCTACGACTTCAGCTTGGTTATTGAAGTAGCTGTCATCACTTTCAACATAGTTCTTTGTGCCATCCTCGTGGATAACTGCCATGTCGTTGTCAAAAGCTGTCTGCATGTCGATGCTCATGATTCCCCATTTGCTGATTAACTGTCTTAGCATGGTTTTATATGCCATTCCGTCAAAGTCCTTTTCCCAGAATGTAAAGCCTTTTTTAGCTTGATAGCCTCTTGAATACTTAAGTGCGTGTGACTCCATCTTCTCACGGCTCCAATACATAGCCTTTCTAAAGCCGTTGAGGTACTCAAACATTGCATAGTAGCCTGTCGTTCTTGCCTCTTCCCTCTGTCTTTCGTCCTGGATGAGGTTGACTTCGATGTCCTCTTCAAGTGGGTTAAAGCTAACAAGCTCGCCCTCTTTGATTGCCATGACATTGAGTTTCTTGTAGTAGCCACTGCGAAGAGCTAGCTGTATATATCCTTTGTATCCTAGCTGGAACTGTGCCTCTGTAGTGCGTGTCTTGTTGTTCTTAAAAGGCACAAGGTAGTATTGTCCTAGCTGTGGTGATGGTGATAGCTTGAGGCTCTCTCCGACAAGTGCAGCACTGAGTATCGACTGATTTGTGCAAGCCTGTAGGTCTTTATTCTGAGTGGTTGCCGATACGATCGCAGTGATTAGTCGCTGTCCATTTTCGCCACCGATTACCTCGTTAATCTTCTTCCTTACTGCGTCCTGTGATAAATAAGCTCCGATTCCTAGTCTGCTATTCTGCTTTGATAAACTGTTCTGTACTGCCATTGTTTTGTTCTCCTTTGTTTTTATAAACTCATTGATTTTGGTGTAACTGTTTCACTGTCTTCCTCACAAAGCAAGTAAGACACTTTGCGATTAAAGAAATTTGATAGCTCTAGTAGTGTTGTGATGTTTGGAAATGTATTTCCATTTTCGATATTGCACACAGTTGTCTGTGATAGGCGGCAAGCTCTTGCTAGTGCTTGCTGTGACATTCTCATTGCTTTTCGCAATTGCTTGATTCTCTGTCCGATTTTGACTTGGTTATATTCAATCATTTCGCCACCTACTTTATTGACTTGATCTCGATGCCTCGGTTGTCGCAAAACTCCTTTAGTGCTAGTGCATCATCTTTAGATAGCAAAGCCACAAACTTAATCCACTGCCTTTTAACTTCGACTGCTTGCTGTGGTTCTTCCTCGGAAACCTCTTCAAGTTCTTCATGTAGATTTATCTCAGCCTCAGCATTTGCTTTTTCCTCAGCTTGTTTCTTTGCTAGCTCCTCTCTAGCCTTGACCTCTGCCTCGTGCTCTAGCTTGCGTTTCTGAATGTCTGCAAGTCTCTGACCTTCTGCGATTGCACTAGCAAGGTCAAGTGTCTTCTTGTAGTGCTCAAGTGCCTCAAAGCTGTACTCTTTTAGTGAGTTGATTGTTGTTACATCGTGTCCGATACGATATACAGTGTTTGTCAGCTCCTCCTCGATTGACTTGAGGCTAACGGACTTGTTGAGCCACTTAGGGTCATATATCTGCTCAAGTGTGACGAATGACTGAAAACCAGCTTTGTTGAAGAGCTTTGTTATCTGCTCGTGCTTTTCAGCTTTCTCTCTGTCCTCAAATTCTGTTATCTGCTCACCAATCAGCTTGACTGGTTCGTCGATGATTGCGACAAGCTCCTTGATTTGTTTCTCGAACTGGTTATACGGCTCTAGGCACTGTTTCTTGACTTCCTTTCGCTTGTCCTCAAGTGCTGTCTTGAACTTATTGAGCAGTGCTCTGTCAGACTTTGCATCCTTGATTGTTTCGTCGGTGTACACCATGTTCTTATAAAGTGCCGACTTGTTTGTGATTTCCTCTTTGAGTTCCTCGAAGTTAAAGTCGATGACTTCTGGTGATTTCCATGTGTTGATTCTTAATTCCATTGTTTTGTTCTCCTTTTGATTTGATTAATTGAATAAATTGGTTTGTGGCTTATATCTGTGGTAGTACTAGAGGCGGTCTTGTGTCGCTCTTTATGTACTTCCAAAATTCCGATTCTTTTGAGCTGAGTAGCTCTATGTCTTCCATCACATCGTCTCGATCTATTCGATAGTGTCTTGTGTGTAAAAAGACATCGTTGTTGTAACTGTATTTGAGCTGAGCCTTTAGTATTGCGAAGTCGAACTCGGTGACCATCATGTTATGAATGAGCTGGATATAGTAGTTATCCGGGACCTTGTCCTTCCACTTCTCTTTCTGCATCGACTTGAGTATTTCGGTTGTTTTGATTTCCAGCACGCCCATTTTCCCGTCTTGATCTTTCAGCCATCCGTCAAGGCTTGCGTGTGCGTATGGGTGTTTGTCATTCACAAAGAGGTTGTTTTCTTTGTATCCGACTTGGAACTCTGGGAAGTCAAGTGCGAAGAGCTCTCTTAGTGGTGCCTCTGCATTAGTTCCATACATGACATAAGGTTTGTCTGAAATGTCCTCAGCCTTTGTTTTGCCAGTCTTAATCGCCCATAGCTTTTGATTGTCTGTGTATGGGTTTAGTCCTAGAATCGCAGCCGCATCGGACCCACCGATTCTCGTTCGACCCTTGAGCCAGTCTTCTCGACTATCAAAGGTCAGCATCCTAGCACTCACTCTGTACCTCCTCAATTCCTATCTGATTAGGATCCATTCGGTCCATCGTGTTCGCAGTCCTGAGTAGTTCGTAGGCTCTCGAACGCATTTCATTTGCTGTGGCCGTCACATCTGCCTTTGTTCCTAGCCAATAGCCTCGACTACTTGCCGAAGAGCATATCGGATGCCCTTGCTTGCGAAGATTGTGGATGCACTTCCTTATTGTTCGCTCGTTTTCGCCCACCATACTGATTAAGTAGTTTTTAGAGGCTGGCTTATCGGTTAGAATTGACAACAAGCGATTTTCTATGATATGATGTTTTTGGTTTGTGGCACTCTTCGGAGTGTCTTTTTTTGTGTCTAACATGTCTTGCTCCTTTGCTTTGCAAACAGTCCAAAACATTTTTCACCCTTTGCCATGTAGCGATAAAACTCTGTCATGGTGGCGTGTATGCTATTTCCTGTCACATTGATTTTGTCTAAAACTTGGTTATTTCTGTCATAGATCACAAGGATAACTCGGTCACCGATTTCTTCGTGTTTCACTCTGAGAACCTCTCTCGATTCATCAAGAGACATAAAAGTGTTGATATATCCCTCTAATCGCTCCCTTACCTTGCGGTCTTTTTCTTTGAGATATTCGATATACATTTTGTCCATCACTTCCTCAGTATCCTTTCTGCATATGCTTTGCCGTCTTCGGTGTTGCCTGAGTTATAAACTGATAGTGCGTCTTCATAGTTTCCGTACTTGTCGTATAGGTCTGACAGAATGCTACATCCTAGAATCACGTTCTCTTGTGGGTCAAATAGGCTTACGATTCCTAGTTCTTCCATTCTCTTTTGGTGGTGCTTTGGTTGTATCTGCATTAAGCCTATTGATTCTCCACCGTCGCCCACTGCGTTAGGATTGCCTCCTGATTCTTCCTTGATGATTGCCTTTACGATATTAGGGTCCACGCCACTCCTAACGGCTATGTCGTCAATCATTTCATTTGAGATTCCCTTTACATCAATCTGTATATTGCTAACGACTTTGTATTCCATCTGCTGATACACTTGAGGTGTGTCTATTGCCGTTGCTATGCCGTTCAGAGCGATTACTGTACTTATAAATAACGTCGGTGGTATAACTGATTTAAGTTTCATAGCGTCATCCTTTCTGCTAATATCTTCGCAACTTCATCGACGTAGTACATCTTTGCGTTGCCTCGTGGGTCATATTGCAAGTCCTTTAGCATTTTCCTTGCTCTATCTCGACCCATCGTTGTGAGCTCTGCTACTTTGCTGATACTGATTAAAATTGCACCATCATTGCCTTGTAGTAAGTCTCTTTTGATTTGCGTTTTGGTCATATAGGCGACTCCTTTCGTGTTATAATCTCCTCGAAAGGAGGTGATTATAATGAAGTTCTATTATTTTAACGATTCGATTGATGTTAACGGCTTTCACGAAGTCCATGCAGAAGATTGTAAATATATGCCTACCCCATCGAACAGAACACTTATAGGCTATTGTTCTTCTTGCACTGAAGCTATCAGTGAAGCAAAATCGAAATATCCAGGATTTAGTTTTGATGGATGTTTCTGGTGCTGCCGTGAATGTCATCATGGTTAATCATTTTTAGTAGGCTGGCTTGTGTCAGCCTTTTTTAATGTTGCGTCGCTATAAAACGCACACTTAACTTTTGATACTGCTTCGTCAAGTACCTGCAAAGTCAAACCCTTTTTTATCATGTGAGCAAGTATCTCGTTACACAAACTTGCTGCTTGTTCTTCTCTCCAATCTCGGTTATACATTTTTTTCATCCTTCCTCCTTTCTCGCCGGTGTGACGGTTTAATAACTTTAAGTTATATCTATTGCAAAAAAATATAATCCTTGTCAATCCTACATAGTGCACAAAACTTTTCAAATTGAGCAGGCTTAGGCGTTATTCTACCCTTTTCCCAATTGACAACTGTTGATTTGTTAATATGCATTTCGCGGGCTATGTCTGATTGTGTTAGTCCTGCGTTAACTCTCGCAGCAGCAAGGCTTATCTTTATCTCTTTTTTCATGTTTTCACCTCCCATCTTGTGCTTTGCTACAAGGTCATATTATCATAACTTAAAGTTAT